GGGTGTGGAAGGTTCAACGACTAGGCACCGAGAGAAATCGGTAATGTGCCCACGAGCGCCCAACGCGAAAGCGATGATGTAGTCTGAGCTGCGGCGGAATCCGCAGAAGACAGGATAAAGAGCCTGTCGGTAACAAACTGATCATCTACCGCATCAGCCCGACGCAAACGCCGGTTCTGAACATGGCCAGCAAGTCCAAGGCCACCAACACCCTGCACGAGTGGCAAACGCAAGAGCTGGCCGCCGTGGCCTCCTCGCCGTTCAACGCGCAAGCTGAAGGCGACGACCTGACCGCCAAGTCGGTCACCGTCACCGTTCGCCTGACCAACCGCACGCAGATCTCTGCGAAGAAGGTGGTGGTGTCGAACACGCAGCAGGCGATGAACCCAGCTGGCCGCAAGGACGAGCTGGCCTACCAGCTGAGCCTGGCCTCGCTCGAGATCAAGCGCGACATGGAAGCCGGCTTGACCCAGTCCGACGTGCTGGCCACCTCGCCGCGCCAGTCGCGTGGTCTGCGTGGCTGGGTGGTGGACAACGTCAACCGCAACGGCGGCACGCTGGCCTCCTACACCAGCAACACCGGCTACACCGCCGGCACGCAGCGCGCCTTCACCGAGGCGCAGGTCAAGGACGTCTTGCAGCAGGTCTTCGCGGCCGGCGGCGAGCCCGACATGATCATCCTGCCACCAGCGGCGAAGCAGACCTTCTCAGGCTTCACCGGCAACGCGACCCGCATGGACAAGTCGGAAGACGCCAAGCTGTACAGCGCGGTGGACTTCTATGTGTCCGACTTCGGCACGCTGCAGTGCGTTCCCAACCGCTTCATGGCCGCACGCGACGTGTTCGTGCTGCAGTCGGACAAGCTGGCGGTGGCGTATTTGCGTCCGTTCCAGACCTTTGAACTTGCAAAAACCGGCGACGCCGAGCAGCGCGAGTTGGTGGTCGAGTACACGCTCGAGTGCCGCGCTCCGAAGGCCCACGGCGCTGTGTACGATGTCCTATGATAGGAATGTAGTCAGTTAGCGAGCGTACGCTACAATCCCTCCACCTTAACCAGTGGATGGTTTGTATGCGTGCCAGTCGAGTTGGTTCAGTCAATGAGCGCTTCTTCAATAGGTTTGAGCGAGACCAGAAGAGCAAATGTTGGAATTGGACGGGGGCTCTTACCCCGCAAGGCTATGGCGTTATCTACGGTGAGATGCTGGATGGGACGAAGCTCAAAAGAACTTTGGCTCATCGGGTTTCTTGGATGCTCCACAAGGGTCCGATACCAACTGGAAGCGGGGCGCATGGAACGGTCGTCATGCACAAATGCGACAACCCCACATGCGTAAATCCTGATCACCTGATGCTTGGAACCCAAGCGGACAACGTCAAGGACATGATTGCCAAGGGTCGCAAGGTCGCGGGCGAGTGGCAAAAACGCAAGGGCATTGAGCACTTTCGCAGCGCGTTCAAAGATCAGGCAGACATTGACCTGATCTGCGCCACGGTCGGCAAAACGAAGGAGTTGGCCGAGCGCTTTGGCGTTGATGTTTGCACCATCAAGCGAGTCCGGCAGCGCAACGGTGTGGTTTCACCTGACGCCGAAAAGTTCGTGAACAAGCCGCTCTCACAAGAGGCGATTGATCACATCCGCAGCACCCCGCCCGGCACACGCGGGCTGGGCAAGCTGTACGGGGTTGGCAAGACCACTATTGCCAACATTCGCAAGGGCTTAACGCACGCTCGTTGACTGAGCCAACACAACACGACGGCACCTTCGGGTGCCTTTTTTCATTTTTAGGAGAACCACATGTCAGTAGACATACAGCAAAACCCAGACGGCTCAATCCGCCTGGTTGGGGCCGACGGCACCACCCTGAGCGGCTTTCAGTTGACGGCCAACCCGTACACGGCCACCAGCGTCGACATGACGATCTTCACCGCCACGCGCGCTTGCGTCGTGACCGGCATCACGGGTCGGGTCGACACCGCCGGCACCGACGCCAGCGCTGTCACGGCGCAGGTTCGCAAGGTGCCAAGCGGCACCGCGATGACCGGCGGCACGGTGCTGCACTCGGGCACCTACAACCTCAAGGGCACCGCCAACACCAACCAAGCGCTCACGCTGTCAACCACGGACGGCGCTTTGCGCTTGGCCGCGGGCGACTCCATCGTGATCGACTTCACCGGCGTGCTGACGGCTGCGGCCGGGTGCATCAGCGTGACGCTGGCGCCTCTCTAAAGACGCCGTTCGCACCAGTCTCACGGGGCCCTTCGGGGCCCCTTTTTTTTGATCTCTTAACGCCGAGATGGCGCTGGAGTTTTTATGGCTCACACATTCCACGCTGGGGTGACCATCGTCACGACCGGCTTTTCTGCAGCCACCGGCGCGGCCTCGGCGTCCTCGGCCATCCCCAACGACTCGTCAGGGCGTGCACCCAACTACATCCGCGTGGCCGCTCGAAACGAGTGCTACGTCAAGCTGGGCCTGAGCGGCGTGACGGCCACCAACCAAGACATCTTGGTGCAGCCGGCCGACTCGATTTACCTGCAAGTGCCCAAGGGCTTGACGCACATCGCCTACATCCAGGGCGCGAGTGCCGGCCAGGTCAACGTCGCCCCGCTGGAAAACAGCTGATGCTGCGCACCGACATCCAAGCCGCACCTGGGGTGGTGACCACCGTGGCGCTCGAGGACGGCGCGCTGCACACCGGCACCACGCAGGACTGCACGCCCTACGCCGAGCGCGCCCAGGCCATGCACAAAGCAGGCTTGCACGGCTCGTCCGACATGCGCCTGGCGGCCTCGGTGCCCGTCGTGCTGGTCGAGAAGTACTGCAACGACAACCACATCGGCCTGCAGGACCTGGCGCGTGATCAGGCGCACCAGCGGCGCTTTCTGAACGACCCGGCGCTGGCGCATTTCCGCATCTGGAAGGGGCAGATCTAAATGGCACTGGCCACCTACTCTGACTTGCTGGCCAGCGTGGCCAACTGGCTCAACCGCACCGACCTCACGGCCGTCATCCCTGACTTCGTGACCCTCGCCGAGGGCAGGATCGCGCGTGATCTGCGGCTGCGCAAGCAGGTGGTCAACACCACACTGAGCACGGTGGCCGGGGTGCAGTCGCTGGCGCTGCCGTCTGACTTCCTTGAGCTGGAAAACCTCACCCTGTCGGGCACCAGCCCGCCCGGTGCGCTGTCGGTGGTGACGCCCGAGTACCTTGACCGCAAGTACCCCGACGCCTACTACACCGCACAGCCTCGGGTGTATGCCATCGTCGCCGACTCGCTCCTGTTCGGCCCCACGCCGGACGGTGTCTACACGGTGGCGGTGACCTACTACCAGCGCTTCACCCCGCTGGCCTCAGCCAGCACCAACTGGTTGCTGACCAACCACCCGACGGTCTACCTCAACGCCTGCCTGGTTGAGGGTTCGGCTTACCTGATGGACGCCGACAAGGCGCAGGCCTACGAGTCGCGCTACCAGGCCGCCATGCGTGATCTTCAGTTCGTTGACGACGCCGCGCTGCGCTCGGGCACGGCCATGAGGGTGCGTGCGCTGTGACCCCGCTGCTGGGCTTTTCTCCCGACCTGGACCCGATGACGCCGGGTGTGCTCACCGACTGCGTCATGACGATCCCGTTCGAGGCTGGGCTCAAGGGCGCGCCGTCGGCTGCGACGACCGGCGTCACGGCACTGGCGGCGACCTGCCAAGGCTCGGCGGTGGTGTCGGATTTGTCGGGCTCGCGGCGCTTTCTGGCCGGCACCGCGTCGAAGATCTACGAGTGGGACGGCGCCACCTGGAACGATCGCTCGCGCGGCGCCAGCTACACCTTGGGCACTGAGGATCGGTGGGTGTTCATTCCGTTTGGGAACAGCACCATCGCCGCCACACCGACCGCCAAGATCCAGCGCTCAACCGGATCTGGTTTGGCTTTCGCCGACATCGCCTCGGCACCCCAGGCCAAGTTTGTTGAGCAGACGCTGGGCTTTGTGATCGCCTTTGCAACGACAGACGCCACCTACGGCAGCAGCCCTGATCGGTGGTGGTGCTCCGCGCTCAACAACGAGACCGACTGGACGCCGGCCATCTCGACGCAGTGCACCACCGGCCGGCTGGTGGGCGGTGCGGGGCCTCTGCTGGCCACCGAGCGCTTCGGTGATGACATCGTCGCCTACAAGCTGCGCTCAGTCTTCGTTGGCCGCTACTCCGGCGCACCCACCGTGTGGGAGTGGCGCCAGGTGTCCAACGACGTCGGCTGCGTCGGCCAAGAGGCCATCGTCGACACGCTGATCGGGCACATCTTCGTCGGCGTAGACAACGTCTACGTCTACGACGGCACCACCCCGCGGCCGCTGGACAACGCCGTGGCCATCCGCAACTGGCTGTTCAGCGACATGAACCCCAACTATCGGTTCAAGACGAGCCTGATCTGGGACCGCATCAACTACACGGTGTCGATTCACTACTGCTCGACGGCCAGCACCACGCTGGACAGCTGCGTCGTCTATCACGTCCTCACCAAACAGTGGGGCCGTGCCAACCGCGCCATCGAGGCCGCGGTGAGCTACGTCAGCCCGGCGCTGACCTACGCAGGCAACGCGACGATCACGACGTATGACGCAGGCCCGGCGATACCTTATGACTCGCCGTTCTGGGTGGCCGGCGCTCAGGTGTCGGCCGTCTTCAACACCAGCCATGTGGTGCAGTCGCTGTCGGGTGCGTGCACGTCCAGCTCCATCACCACCGGCGACGTCGGCGACGAGTCGGGCTACAGCTTCTGCGACAAGGTGCGCATCCGGTATGCGCAGGCGCCCACCACCTCGACGGCCACCGGCTTCACCCGCGACGAGGAGGGCGTGACGCTGTCCACCAGCCAAAGCGCGTCTAAGTCAGACGGCCGCCACGACATGCGCCAGCGCGCCAGGTTCCACCGATTCGCGGTGGCCCAGACCGGCGACTGGAAGGCCAGCGCCGTGCGTGCGGATCTCAAGCCGGCGGGCTCACGATGAAGCTCGACGTCTACCCGCGCTTTCCGGCTGATCGGAACCTGTACGAGCGCAAGCTGACAGACCTGTGGCGGGCCACCAACCAGCAGGTGAACCAGCTCACCGAAGGCCAGATCACCGCTGTCCACAACGCAGCCACCTCGGTGCCGACGTCGGGCACCTTTGCGCCGGGTGACTTCATCCGCAACAGCGCGCCGAGCGAGCTGGGCACCGCGGGCAGCAAGTACGTCGTGCTGGGCTGGTTGTGCACCGTGGGCGGCACGCCCGGCACCTTCGTTCAGTGCAGAGCGTTGACGGGCGCCTGATGCAGCTCTGGCCTGTCCCGCTCGAGCAGATCGACCGCGCCTGGCGCGACGGCGCGGCCTGCCTGCACGAGGCGTGTGATGTCTCGGGCGGCGAGATCACCGGCAGCCAACTGAAGATGCTGCTGAGCAGGGGTGAGCGCACGCTGCTGGCCATGCACGGCGTCGTGAGGGTCGATCAGCTGCCCAACTTGCGCACGCTGTTCGTCACCGATCTGGTGGCGCACAACGGAGGCTTTGAGCTGTTTTTTGAGGCGCTGAAGACGATGGCCGCCTCGCTCGGGTGCTCAACCATCCGCTGCGCCGCCGGGCCCGCACAAGCTCGTCTGTATCGCCAGAAATTGGGCTTCCAGCCCTTGTATTCCATTCTTCAAGTCGAGGTCTGACCATGTACATCTCACGAGTAAAACTTTTCGGCGAACCGTTTGACGACGACTGCACCCGCAAGGTGGCCGGCCGCATCATCTACGGCAAGGGCGGCAGCCAGTCGTCGACGACCACGCAGTCCATCCCCAACGAGCTGAAGGGCTTGGCTACCGCCTATTCCAACAAGGCGATGAATTTGGGCAACATGGGCTACCAGCCCTTCACCGGCCAGCGCTACGCCGGGCCCACGGGCGCCGAGCAGCAGGGGCTGAACATGGTGGCCCAACGCGCCCAAGGCGGCGACGCGACCATGAACGCAGGCGCTCAATCCCTGCAACGAATGATGCAACCGGGGCAGTCGAATCCGTATCTGGATCAGGCTGTCAGCCGCGCGCAGGGCTCGGTGGTGGATCAGTTCAACAACATGACCAAGCCGCAGACCGAAAGCGCCATGGTCGCCTCTGGCAGCTTCGGCAACTCCGGCCTGCAGCAGACGCTGCAAAACCAGCAGGTGGCCGCCGGCAAGCAGCTGGGCGACATCGCCAGCCAGATGTACGGGCAGGACTACCAAGACAGCAACAACCGAGCGCTGCAAGCCGCGCAGCTCGCGCCGACCTACGGCGCAGCCAAGTACAACGACGCCCAGCAGCTGATGAACGCCGGCGCCTACGCCCGCAACTTCGACCAGCAAAACAAGGACTTCGGCTTCCAGCAGTACCAGGACCAACTGGATCTGCCGTATAAGCAGCTCGCGGCCATGTCCGGCGTGTTCGGCAGCAACTTGGGCGGCACCTCGACGACCACCGGCAAGGGCGGTGGCAAGTGATGTTCAACAACCCACTGTTCAACAGCACGCGGGGCATGCAGGCCATGCCTCAGTACGTCCAGCAGCCCAGCTCGCAGGGGCCTGCCATGAGCCTGCCAGGCGGAAAGTTCAGCATCGTCAACGGCAAGCTGGTGTTCGGGCAGCCCACGGCCAACAGCCAGATGATGGCCATCCCTGAGTGGGCAAAGGCTATGCCGTCCGCACCCGCTGCGCAGTTCAGCAACCCGATGTTCAACAGCGCGCCCAACCCCTACATCGCGCCACAAGCCGTGATGCAACCGGCCGGCGCAGCGCCAGCCAAAGGAGTCAAGTGATGTTCGGACTCAAATGGTTGACCCCTGAGCGCATCGCCATGATGGGCGCCATCGCCGCCACGGGCGGTGCTGCCGCACCCGCTGCTTTGGGCGCTGGCGCCACTGGTGCTGCCGCTACTGGTGCCGCTACGGCGGGCGCTGCTGCAGTTCCTGCCGGTGCGGGCATCCTGGACGGCATCAGCGCTGCGGACGCACTGGCAGGCACCGAAGCCTCACTCGCAGGCAACGTGGGCGCAGGCATCACAGGCTACATCCCCGCCACCAGCGAGAGCTACTTCGGCGCCGTGGACGGCATGGGCGGCTCAAGCATGTTCGATCAGCTGTCGCGCTACGGCACCCAGGCCAAGGGCTACCTGGACGAGGCCAACAAGGTCATCAAGCCGGTCGGCAAAGCGCTCGGTGCAGCCAAGACCGCGCAAGGTTTGCTGTCGCCTGACACGCCGCCGATGCAAGCACCCGCGCCCCAGATGGGCGGCGGTGGCAACCCGGTGTTCATGGGCCTGCTGCAAGAGCAGCAAGCGCAATCGCAAAGCCGCATGCAAGAAGAGATGCAGCGCCGGCAGGCTCAGCAGAAATTACTCGAAATGATGGGAGGTCGGTGATGCCTGCTGACATGACGCAAGAGCAGCTTAAGCAGTTGCTTGCCTACGACGAAGCCACCGGCCTGTTTACCTGGCTGGTTCGCCCGTGCAAAAAATATCCGGCTGGGATGGTGGCGGGCTGCCGACATCCGCATGGGTACATCCGCATCGCTATCAATGGGCGGCTGTACAACGCTCACCGTCTAGCTTGGCTGTATGTGCATGGCCAGTTCCCTGACGGCGTTATTGACCACATCAATCGCCAACGCGACGACAACAGACTCGCCAATTTGCGCGCCGTCACTCGGGCGCAAAACCAGCAAAACCGCGGCGTCAACAAGAACAGCACCTCTGGCATCAATGGAGTGTGCTGGGATCAGCGAACATCAAAATGGAAGGCTCACATCATGTTGAATGGTCGAACCATTAACCTTGGCAGGCACAGCACGATAGGGGAGGCTGCTCATGCGCGAGCGGCTGGTGAAAGTCGCATGTTTACTCACGCGCATCAAGGGGCGGCGCAATGAGTGGGCTCCTGGACTTCATCGGCACGCCAGAGGGCCAAGGCCTGCTCAGCGCTGCCTTCGGCGGGCTTGCAGGCGCACGCCAAGGCACGCCGTTCAACAACATCGGCCGGGCGGGCGTGTCTGGCTTGGTGGGCTACAACCAGGCGCGTGATCAGGACGGCGAGCTGGATCAGCGCAAGCAGCGCCAGCAGCTGTTCGAGATGCAAATGGCAGACATGCGGCAACGACAAGCCGATGCCCAGCTTGCGCGCGACAACGAGGCCAAGTTCCGCGCCTCGATTGCCAGCCCGCAGCAGACCATGCTGGACAGCGCGCTGGGTGATGGCCAAGGCCCGACGAGGGCCAACGCAGCCAAGCTCGCGCCGGTGGACCCGTACAAGCAGCAGCTTTACACAGCCATGAGTTCTGGCCAGATCAAGCCCATGGAGTACCTCAACGCCATCACCAAGGACAGCACACCGCTCAAGCTGAGCGAGGGTGACATGCTGGTCGACCCAAAGACCTTCCAACCGCTGGCCAAGGGCGCACCAAAAGCCGGCTCACAGCCGTCGGCGATTGCCGAGTACCAGTTTGCTGTGGGCCAAGGCTACAAAGGCAACTTTGAAGACTGGAAGCAGTCACAGCGTCCGCCAGGCACCACCATCAACCTGCCCCGCAACGAATTGGGCCTGGCACCCAAGGACCGCTTCGACATGGAGCAAAAGCTGGGCGCGGACTTCACGACCCGCACCAAGCTCGACGCGGGAATCATCAGCACCGCCCAAGACATCGGCAACATCTTGAAGCAAGGCGGCGCGCTCAAGGATCAGGCGGCAATCTACAAATTCGCCAAGGCGCTGGACCCAGATGGCGCGGTGCGCGAGGCCGACTACGCCGCCATCGTCAAGACCGCCGGAGGTTTGGACTACGTCAAGGCGCTGTTCAACAAGGCGCTGACCGGCGAGCAGCTCACGCCCAACCAGCGCACCGAAATGACCAACCTGACCACCGCCATGGCCGCTGTGGCTCAAAAGCGCATGGCCATGGCCAAGGACAGGTTCAGCAAGAACGCCAAGCTGTACCAACTGAACCCCGACAACATCTTCCAAGGCATCGGCGACCCGCTTGATGACACTTGGGCCATCGAGCCAACACCAGGACGCTGACATGCCCATCACCAACGTCAAGGGCCCCGGCGGCGTGGTCATACCGGTGCGCCACCCAGAAGGCGCCAGCGAGTCGGAAATCATTGCCTACGCGCAGGCCAACTACCAACCACCTGCGGCCACGCCACCAGCTCCGGCACCCGCCCCGCAAATCAAAGGCTACTTGCTGCCCGGTGACCAGCCCGTCACCGACGTGTCGCCCGCGGCCGCACCGGGGGCCAACCTCGGGCGCGACCAGCGCGCGTTTCTTGCAGCGATGCAAGGCCCGACGTTTGGCTTTGCCGACGAGATCGCCGGCGGTGTCGTGGGCGGCGCCAAGACGCTGTTCAACGGCAAGCCCTACCAGCAGAACTACGAGGCCGTGCGCGACGCCTACCGGGGCGCTGTGGACCGGCAGCTCAAGGACGAGCCGCTCAGCACCGCCACCGACCAGTTCATCAGTTCGCTGCCGGTGGGCGGGCCCATCGCCAAGCTGTTTGGGCCGGCCAAGACCATGGCCACTCAGGTTGTGTCGGGCTTGGGCACGGGCTTCGTGTCTGGGTTGTTCAATGGTTGGGGCTCATCGACTGCGCCCGACGTGAGCGGCAAGGTAGACGACTCGCTCAAAGGCGGCGTCGTTGGCACGGCCATGGGCGGCCTGGGCGTGCCGCTGGTGCGCGCTGCGGGCGCTGCAGGCTCCAACGTCATGCAGCGCTTTGATGATTCGGCCGCCATGGACTACGCCCGGCAGAAGATCGCCCAGGCTTTCATCCGCGACGCCGCGCCGGGCGTGTCAGATCCGCTGAGCCAGGCAGGCGCTCGCATGACGCGCTTGGGCCCCGAAGCTCGCGTGGTGGATGCCGGCGGCCAATCCGGCCAGAGCACCACCGCGCTGCTGGACACCGTGGCCACCCTGCCGGGGCGCAGCAAGTCGGCCGTCGAGACCGCCATCAGGCAGCGCCAGTCGGGCAGGGCAGACCGCATGATCGGCTCGGCTGAAGATGCGTTTGGTGTCGGCGGTGTTCGCATGGCGTCGCAGATGGACGACTGGATGCAGCAGCGCGCCACACAGGCCGCGCCGCTGTATGAGCGACTGCACCGCATGGACGTGCCGGCCAGTCAGAACCTGTCGTCCATCGTGGATGCGGCCAGGGCCAACGGCTACGACAAGATTGCCGCTCGCATCGCCCGCAACAAGCAACAGCCGTTCACGCTGCCGCAAGACTCCAGCATGCCCACCGGCACCTACTCCATGCGGGATCTGGACTATCTGAAGCAGGGCATGGACGACGCCCTCGTTAAATTGCGCGACCCCGTGACAGGCAACCTGACGGCAGAAGGTAAGTCGGTCGACGAGCTGCGCAGAAAACTGCTGGCCCAGCTGGATCGCGACACCATGGGCCAGTACGCCAACGCTCGAAATGCGTTTGCCGGGCCTTCGCAGCTGATGGACGCATCAAACGCCGGCCGGCGCATCCTGAGCCGTGACGACGCCACCATCCGCGACATGATGAGCGGCTACGGTGCCAGCGAGCGCGATGCGTTTGCCCTGGGTGCCTTCGAGGCCATCCGCGCCAAGGCAGGCGCACAAGCCGGCCAGACCGAGCTGATGGGCCTGTGGCGTCAGAAGGGCCTGCAGGAAAAGCTCAAGGCCGTCTTCGGTGACGAGCGCAGCTACCGCGAATTCGCCTCGCGCATGGCCGCCGAGGGCCGCATGAAGAGCCTGGAAACCGTCGGCCGCGGATCTCAGACGGCGGCGCGTCAGTACGCCATTGGTGACCTAGACACCTCCGCGGTGGGTGCTGCTGGCGACGTGGCCGGCAGCGTGGCGTCAGGCAGTCCTACGGGCATGCTGCGCAGCATGAGCAACTTCTGGAACACCGTCAAAACGCCCGAGCCGGTGCGCGACGCCATCGGCCAGACGCTGCTGTCGAGAGATCCGCAAAACCTGCTCCAGCTGCAACAAGCCATGCGCCAGGTGCAAGCCGCTCGTCAGCGTCAGGCCGTGGGCTTGGGGCTGGGACTCGGCTCGCAAACCGGCAACGTGCTCGGGTTGATCAACTGACCCAGGCCCAATAAGCCGCCGCTTATTTGCCCTTGACAACCCGCCGCGTGCGGGCTTTTTTACGTCTCAAAGGATACACAAATGCCTGTGCCATCACTGATCACAGACCTGTCGACGACGCCCGCGTCGAACTCACCGGCAGGCTCTGAGAACGTCTTCCCCTCACTTGACGATTACTTGCGAGCCCAGTCTGCCTTCCTGGCCAGCGTGCGCGACAACTCCGGCAACGGCTGGG